GGTTGGATTGGCAGCATTTATCATAGTAGCGGCATGTATGGCGTTGATAGACCTTGGCATGTTGGCGTTTGGGATAGCAGCGGACATCATGGAAAGAATGGAAGATTAAGGTTGAAAGGAAGGTTGAAACATGGAAGCATTGAACACTTATAAGGCAGAGAAGACACTGGCGGAGCAGATGAATGAGAGACTGGCAGAGCTGAAGATGACAAAGGCAGAGGCGGCTCTCAAGATGAATTATTCAAGGTCGGCACTTAGCCAGTACCTCAACGGGAAGTATGGAAGTGACCCCACAGAACTTGAGAAGAAAATAGTGGAGTTTCTTGAGGCATCCGGAGGCATAGTTGAAGGTCGAGGGCAGGAGAACATACAGGCAGGGGCAGGTATACTCAAAAAGAAGGTTGAGTTCTTTGAAAGCCGGGATTTTGTACAGACCATTGGTGTGTGTCAGGCATGTCAACAGGATATGGGACTTGGGATTATCGTTGGAAAGTCCGGTCAGGGGAAGACACACGCTCTGAAAAAATATGCGGAGCTGCCGAGGGTGGCATACATTGAGTGTGATGACACAATGGCTTGCAGGGACTTGGTGGAAGCCATTGAGAACGGGATAGGTCTACCGAGAGGGTACGGCGGAACGATATGGAGCAGGGTGAACCGTATCCGGGAGTTTTTTAATACCAATGAGGGGTTCCTGCTTATCATTGACGAGGCAGACAAACTCATCAACAAGTATACACAGAAAAAGATGGAGATACTTCGTGGTATTTTTGACCAGTCGGATGTTGGCATTGTGATAGCCGGAGAGCCAAGACTTGAGACAGAGCTGAAAGGGAACCTGACCCGTTTTGCAAATCGGATGGACTTCTATTACAAGCTGAAGGGATTATCCAAGAACGAGGTGGCTGATTATCTTGAGGGCTATGAAGTAGACGAGGCGGCTATGGGTGAGATGATTAGTCGGGCAACCAACGCACAGAGCGGATGTTTCCGTCTATTGGACAGGACACTCAACAATGTACTCCGGCTCCTGAAGCAGAAAGGCGAGACCCGGATAACTATGAAAATAGTGAGCGAAGCATCCAACATGATGATGCTGTAGAGAGGAGAGAGGTAATGAAGAAATTTGAAATTGTAATCAGGGGAGCCAATGAAGAAGCAGTTGCACATGCGGTGATGGTAGGGGTTTACGGGGCAATCCGTAAATATAAGCACACGGATGTTTCCGTGCAAGCTGCAACGGTCAAGGAAGGATGGGTCAGGGAAGTAGACAAGGAGCCTGAAATTCAGATACCGGAATTCCTGAACCGGAGATAGGAGGGAAACACATGGAGCCAAATATCAAAAAAATATGGGGGATTGCAAAGAGCCCGGAGTTGAAACTGACGGATGAGGAACTGCATCTTGTTGTACAGGCACATACAGGGAAGGACAGTATCAAAGCCCTGAATAAGAGGGAACTTCAGACGGTCATACGGGTACTTGGAAGCATGAAGGACTCTGCAAAAAAGTCGGAGCGTGGCAGGAGCCGCTTTAGCGGAAACACGGCTACAGAGAACCAAAGGAAGAAGATATTCAAGCTCACACAGGAGCTTGGATGGGACAAGCCCTCAAGGGTCAACGGTATGTGCCGGAAGATGTTCGGGGTCGGAGCTGTGGAATGGTTAGATTATCAACAATGCTCTAAGCTCATTGAAGCCCTCAAAAGCATGGCAAAACGGCAGAAGGAGGGGCAGGATGAAGGATTGCAGGCTTGTGATAACGGTCAGTGATGATGTGGTCAGCTTTGAAGGACAGAACATCAGTATAGAGGAATTGGCAGCGGTGTCCGGGTTCCTTCAGGTCTTCATTGGAACAGAAGGAATGAAGAGAGGATTGGATATGGATGAAGTAAAGAACAACATGCTTGACATCCACCTTGCTGCTATGGAAACGATTGAGGAGCAGATCCGGGCAGGGGAACTTGACCCGGATGACAGTTCATAAAAGGAAGGAGTGATGCCGAGTGGCAAAGAAGAAGAGATTGACCAACAGAGAGAAGAAAGACCGGGCAGAGTTCAAAAAGCAGATGCAGGAGAAGGGCATCCTGCCACTGGATAAGCCAAAGCTGAACCGGAAAAAGTTCATTGAGGAAGCAAGAGAAGAGTGGAACGGCAGGGATAGCGAGTGTTATATATGGGAGCATTATCTGATGGAGGCTATGTCCTACATGCTGACACAAAGGGAAGGGATGAGCTCAAGGGCATCTTTGGAGGCGGTTGGAGCTGCCAAAGTTTTGAAGGTTGCCATCAGGCTCCGGGAGTTTTCTGAAATGGTCAGGGCAAAGGGAGAAAATGAGTACAAGTTGACTGACCAGTACAACTATATCAAGGATATATTGGATGCCTAGAAAGGAGAAGACTATGAGTACAGCTTATAAGAAGATGACAAGCCACGGTTCAATCAGTATTCCGGTGGCAATGAGGAGGGAGCTTGGTATTGAGCCTAAAGACCCTATGGTGGTAGAAGAGAGCGGAGGAAAGATTGTCATTTCCCCATACACGCTCCGCTGTAACTTCTGTGGAACCACGGAAGGGGTGAATGAGTTCCACGGAAAAGGTATCTGTGGGGAATGTGCCGGAAAGATTTTGGAGAAGTTAGGAGGCGGAAAGTAAATGGAGACACAGGAGAAGACACCAAAGAGCATGACCAATGAGGAACTCATTGGGGCATGTGTAACGCTTGACAGGGAGCAGAAGAAGAGCCGGGCTATGCTGAATGGGTACAAAGCAGAGCTTCAGGCAAGAGGCTTGGCTCTCATGGAAGACCACAATGTCAAGTATGTGAAGTTTTACGGTGGAGAGGGGAGTGCTGCCATCACGGACAGCATGAGCCTTGACATCCTGAACCCGGACAAGCTGAAGGAGCTGGTGGGCGAGGGAGTATACAACATGAAGGTGAAGGAAGAGACAAAGACCACCTACAAGTATGACAGCAAATTTGAGAAGGCTCTGAAAGCTATTTTTACAGGGGACTACACCTTTGAGACCACACTTGAGGAGTTCCTTGAGGAAATGAGCATCAAGCCGGATGCCAAGCAGAAGAAGCTCCTCATGAAGAAGCTGAAGGGAGAGTTCGAGAAGGATAAGGAGACCCTCATCTCTGTCTTGGTTCCGGAGGGGCAGGAAGCACCGGACTTTGATGTGGAACTGTGGTACATCTACCGTATCAAGAACGGGGAACTCATCCGGGCATTTTTGCCGGAGGAGATGCTTGACAGCACCATTGAGAGCATCAGGAAGAGCATCTTGGTGGAGACCAAGACTTCCATCACCTTAGACTATGATACAGAAAAGGAGGAATAATCATGGCAGAACAGAGCAAAGACATCTTTAGTGAGCACACTAAGGAGATGACTCCGGAGCAGAGAACAGAGCTTCAGGAGAAAGTGAGCAACATGACGGAAGAGGAACTCAAGGAGTTCCGCAACAGCTTAGACCCGAATAGCATGGGATTTTTCGGAGAGGAGTGTGTATGATATGGCAGCACCGAAGATTGAGAAGCTTCTGACACCTTATAACTTCACCAACAAGGACAGCGTGGGGCGTATCAAGTATATTGTCATCCACTATGTAGGAGCTCTTGGAGGAGCCAAAGCAAATTGTCAGTATTATGCAAGTAAATACATAGGAGCATCCGCCCACTATTTTGTAGGCTTTGACGGAGAAATATGGCAGAGCGTTCCGGACGAAGACATTGCATGGCATTGTGGGGCAAGCAGCTATAAACATGCGGAGTGCAGAAATGCGAACTCTATCGGCATTGAGCTGTGTGTCAGAAATAAAGGAAGTCAGGCGGATACAAGCAAGGATTGGTATTTTGAGGATGCAACGGTCAAAGCAGCCATTGAGCTGACTAAGTACCTGATGCAGAAGTACGGGGTACCTGCTTCCCATGTCATCCGTCACTATGATGTGACCGGGAAGATATGTCCTAACCCGTATGTGTACAATACCACTAAGCACACATGGGATGCCTTCAAGAAAGCCATTGCAGAGAGCGGAACGGAAGACAAGGACAGCATGACCAAGATAACAGGGAAGGCGGAAGCTACAGCCAAGCAGATGGCAGCATACATCAAGGCAAAGAATGGCAGCGTTGCACAGAGCGTACTTGACATGATACCCCTGTATCTGTCTGAAGGAGAGGCGGAGAACATTCGTGGGGACATTGCTTTTGCACAGAGCTGTCTTGAGACAGGCAACTTCACATTTTCCGGAAGTGCAGTGAAGCTCTCACAGAATAACTTCTGTGGAATGGGAGTGACACAGAACGGCATGGAAGGGAACAGCTTCAAGACTCCCCAGCTTGGCATCAGGGCACAGATACAGCACCTCAAAGCATATGCCAATACCGCCAAGCTGAAGCAGGAATGTGTAGACCCACGCTTTGAGTATGTTTCCCGTGGCTGTGCTCCTTATGTAGAATATCTTGGAATACAGGAGAACCCGAAAGGGAAAGGATGGGCTTCCGGAGCAGGATATGGCGAAAAGATACTGAAGATACTGGCTGCTATCAAAGGGGCAAGCGGTAGTCAGACAGGAGGAAACAGCTCCAAAGGAGAAGCATCCAACGGCTCCTATCTTGTCACTACTACCTGTGATGTGCTGAATATCCGCTCCGGAGCCGGAACCGGACACCCGGTAGTAGGGGCGATCAGAGAGAAGGCAGGGAAGAAGAAACAGTACACCATTGTGGAGGAAAAGAACGGATGGGGCAGATTGAAGTCCGGAGCCGGATGGATAAGTC